AACAGACTGGTTAGGTAATGTCAGCGAGAGAAGATATCCTAAAGAGAGTAGAGAAAGTTTTAGGCAACATGACCAACCCTGGCGTTGGCAAGGTGTCAAGGGACTTCTTTGACTTTGAGAAATTGGCCATAACACAGTTCCCAGCCATACTGGTTGTGCCCCTGAATGAGACCAGGGAGGACATATCAATGGGTGAGCGCAGGGGCGTGATAGAAGTTTCAATCAGATGCTTTGTGCGTGGTGAGGGCATAGACACCAGACGCAATGACATCATCAGGAACATAGAGGAATCACTGGAGACAGAGAGGGGCCTGAGCATAACACCAGTTGAGACAGGCACACACATAGTGAACACACAGATAACAAACATACAAGTGATTGAGCGACAGCCACCAATTGGTGAGGTAACTGTTGTGGCGGAGATCACTTACCATTACAAGAGGGGGAACGCATAATGAGTGCTCAAATGTTTGACACACAAGGGAATTCAGAGATTGTTGAGAACAGAAGAATCCAACAATATTTGAAAGATGGGTGGACTTTTTCAAAACCTGCGAAGGTGGAGAAACCCAAGCCAACAAAGGCCAAAAAGGTCCCAACTACAATCAATGAAGAACCCGCGGAGGCAACAGTATACCAAGCAGAAGCCACAGCGGAAGTAATCAAACCAACCAACAAGGAGAAATAACCTATGGCAACAATAGTAGGAACAGATGGTGCGGCAAAGTTTGATGTTTCAGGCTCTGCTACAACTATCGCTTCTGTGAGATCTTTCAGTATTTCACAGGTGGGGGACATCATAGAGGTGTCAACCATGGGAACCCAGGCAAAATCATATCTACCAGGACAAACATCATTCACAGGAACAATGGACCTGTTATTCAACTCAGGCGACTCAGCCCAAGACACCTTGGCGGCCGCTGTTGGATCAGACCCAGCGACTGTGGAGTTGTACCCAAGTGGTGACTCAGCAGGAAAGAAATTTACTGGTGAGGTTTTGATCACTGGTTATGATCTGACAGCAGACCAGAATGATGCTGTGACCGCAAGTGTGTCTTTCCAAGGCACAGGCGCACTAACATACGCGGACTATAACGCATAATCCAGTATGATCACAGGCATTTTCAATGCAGTAAGGGCCAACCAGACCCTGGACAGGAACCTGGAGGTATTTGTGGATAGGACAGCCAACACACTGTTGGTGAACCTTAAGCGATTCACACCCAAGCGTTCAGGGTTGGCGGCCAAATCTTGGCGTAAGACAAAGTCAGCGGAAAACACATACAACCTTTCCAACAGACAGCCTTATGTGTCAAGGCTTGACAAGGGCTACAGCAAGAAGGCACCAGATGGCTTCTACAGACCAGCGTCAAGGGAAACAACAAGAACCAACAAGGGAAGATTTAGCAGATGACAGACATAAGAAACAACATAAAACAGCACTACTCCAATGTGGTGGGTGGTGACATGAAGAAATTAACAGTGGAAGAATGGAACTGTGACATCTATTACAGACAGACCAATTCATTCAAGGATGAGGCCAAGATGATATCTTTGCAGGCCAAGGGCGACATAGTTGAGGCCCTTATCCAGTCAATCATATCAAAGGCCAGGAACAAGGATGGATCCAAGATGTTTCAGGAGGGCGACAGGGCGATGCTGATGAATGAAGCGGACCCAAAGGTGTTGACCAAGATAGCCACTGTGCTTAATGGTGCCCAGGTAACACTGGAGCAGGCAGAAGCAACAAAGGAATCAGAGCCAACACAGAGTTAAGATTCCTGTTGTTGTTGGCCTCCAGGCTCCACAAGAGTCTTGAGGAGATCCAGCAACTGTCTGTGTTGGAGTTGAAATTATGGGCGGGTTTGATGGCTTATGAACATGAGGAGAGCCAGAAGACCATGAACAGGAGAAAGAGGTAACAGGTTATGGCGACAGAGAACTACAATGTCAAGGTCCAGGTACAGGGTGCCAGGCAGATTGACAAGTTAAACGCTTCAACCATCAGGGTTCAGAACAGCCTTGGCGGACTTGGCTCAGCGGCCAAACTGGCTGGAGGTGCCATAGCGGCCATAGGTGCGGCCAGGATAGGTAGGGCATTCCTGAACACCGCCAGACAAATAGAGACACTACAACAGAGATTTAAATTCCTCTTTGGAACAGCGGAGGAGGGAGCCAAGGCCTTTGACCAATTGGCTGACTTCGCAGGCACTGTGCCATTCTCACTTGAAGAGATAGCGGCGGCATCAGGTGTGTTGGCTGTTGTGTCCAAGGACGCGGAAGAACTAAGGACCAACCTAGAACTGACAGGTAATGTGGCCGCGGTCACAGGACTGGACTTCAGGACAGCGGGTGAGCAGATACAGAGATCACTATCAGGTGGTATTGGAGCGGCAGACCTATTGAGGGAGAAAGGTGTAAGGAACCTACTTGGATTCAAGGATGGCGTAAAAGTCACCGCTGAAGAGACAGCGGAGGCCTTGGAGCGTGTGTTTGGACCAGATGGCAAGTTTGGTGAAGCGGCACTGGCGTTGGCATCAACCTTTGATGGTTTGGTATCAATGGTGGGTGATAAAATGTTCAACTTCCAGAGATTGGTCATGGACGCGGGTCCTTTTGATTTCCTGAAGGCCATAGTTGGCACGCTCAATGACACACTGTCAGAACAGTTTGGTGACATAGAGAAGGCGGCTGAGAGGATTGGTGCTGGCATAGTACACTCAGCGGAGACAGCAATTGTGGGATCAGGTTACATCCTGGATGCCATGATGCCTGTGTTCAAGGTGTTCCAAGAATCATACAACAATATTTTAGCGGCGACCAACCAGTTGCCAGCAACAATCAAGACCTTGGGCGTGATAGGTTTCCTATTGCTGGGTATCAAGGGCAAAGCGATAGTGTTGGCCATAGGCTATGTCATGGACTACGCGGTGGCGGCATACGCCACAATTGGTGACGCACTGGCCAAGGCCAAGGAGATGGCGGCCACAGCGGCGGAGGCCATTGGCATGACAGGCACAGCACAGAGACTGAGGGGCGAGGCCGCGGACATCAGGGCTGAGATGAATGGTCTCAGGGAGCAATTTGACACCACAGGTGTTGCGGCTGATGAGGCTGGCGAGATGAACATGACCTTTATAGACAGGATTGAGTCAGGTGAGGTTGTGTTGGGCGCATATGGACAGAAATTATATGAACTTGTGCTACAACTCAGGGAGAAGCAGGAAGCACTTAAGAAGACCGCTGAACAGGCCAAGGAACTTGAGGACGCCATCAATGGCACAGGCGAGGCCACCAAGAGGTCAGAAGTCACATTCAAGAACTTGAAGGACACATTCATTGACACATTTGACAAGATGTATGAGAAGTTTGATCCTGTGCAGGAGGGCGTGAACCTACTGACGCAGGGCTTTGAAACATTCAAGAAGGGTGTTGGTGATGCTTTCGCTGATGCCATACTGGGTGCCAAGAACCTTACAGAGGCGCTGGGACAGGTGGCCAAGGCCATATTCAAGCAGTTGATATCAGGAATCATCCAGATAGGTCTTGAGATATTTGTTTTTGACATCCTCAGGGAGAAACTGAAGGGCATCAGGAATGAACAGAGCAAACTGAACCAACAACTGGGAGTGGAACTTGGATTGAGGGCGGCTTTGGCCTTCTTCACAGGTGGATCAAGCATTGGAATACCATTCCTGGCAGAAGGTGGTCCAGCCAAGAGGAACCATCCTTACATTGTGGGTGAGCAAGGACCAGAACTTTTTGTTCCAAACAATTCAGGCACAGTGGTGCCAAATGACCAACTGGCTATGGACACATCCTCTGGTTCAGGAGATGTAAATGTCACATTCAATATCAACACAGTTGATGCCTCAGGGTTTGATGAACTACTGTTATCAAGGAGGGCTGTTATAACAGGAATAATAAATGAAGGCGTCGCAAGAAAAGGAAGGAAGGCACTAATCTAATATGGCTTACATTGGAAACTGGCCAACAACAGTTGGCTTCAAAACAGTAAATTTTAAAACAGAATCAACAACCAAGGTCACAACCTCTCAGTCAGGCAGGACCATTAGGGTTTCAGTGGCTGGTTCAAGGTTCAGTGCCACAGTGAAGTACCCATCAATAACCCTGGCAAATTTCAAACCAATCCAGGCCATCGCCACAAGATGTAAAGGACCACTTAACAGTTTTGACATCACGCTTCCAAGCATATCATACAATTCAAATGGAGCGACTTATGGACTGACAGCGACTGTGAATGACACAGCGTCCACACAAGGAGCCACCTCAATAAACATCAGTACCAATAAAAATTCGCAGACAATTTTATACGCTGGTGATGTGATAAAATTCGCTTCACACAGCAAAGTCTATATGATAACAGGCAATGTCACAACCAATGGGGCAGGTGGTGCCACCTTGACCATAGAGCCAGCACTTTTTGAAGATGTTGCTGATGGATCCAGTGTCACTGTTGACGCTGTACCATTTAGGATGAGGCTTCAGAGGGACATACAGGAGTTCAAATATGACACAGATGGCACAGCCTCATATGAGATTGATATGATAGAGGAGCAATAATGGGTGGAGTCATAAAAGTTGTAAAAATTGTATCAAATGTCAGCACAAACTCCTACACTGTGGTTGATCAAGAATACACTCCCACAGAAACAGATCTAACCAACAACAGGAATCTTGGTGCCACAATCAATACATACCTTGCCAATCAAAGTCTTGTCAAACTTACACTCATTGAGATAGAAACAACAACAGGAACAGTGTATTACACTGATGGACCTTTTGACATTGATCACAATGGTAACACCTACCTGGCACAGGGAAATTTCTTATCAGTCACAGATATTGAAGAGAACACTGACCTTGTGATAACCAACTGTGTGTTGAACATTTCAGCACTTGACAGTGCCAACATTTCAAAATTCGCAATCTCAGGCAACATAAACAAAACAATCACTGTCAGCACAGCATATCTTGATCCCACTGACAACAGCATTGTGGGTACGCCAATTATTAACTTCAAAGGCAACATTGTTGGATACAGTATTTCTGATGCCAGAAACACAGCAACAATCAGTCTTGAGGTTGCCAGCCTATTTGCCAATTTTGAAAGGTTGGGTGGTAGGAGAACCAATGAGGCAAATTTCAGGAGGGAACACCCAAATGACAGAACAATGGAATTTGCTCACCAAACAATTGAAGACATACTATGGGGGAAAGTATAATGATTAGAGAAATGAAACCAAAAGATTTTGATAGCATAATAGATATTATGAAGACCAATGCCAAAGAGGCAGGCGATGGCATTGGAAAATTTGATGAGGTTAAACTACATAACCTATTGAAAAATTTGGTGATAAATCTTGGATACAACATATTTGTCAATGAAACAGATTACAAGATAACAGGTTTTGTGGTTTGCCAGGCTATGGAAAATGCTTGGAACAACAAGAATGAAGGCACAATCATATTTTTCTATATTTTGCCAGAACACAGGAATGGATTCACAGCCAAAAATCTATTGGCCAGAGCAGAGCAATGGTTCAGAGAACTTGATTGTGAATACTATGTGGCAGATGTAAGGGCTTGGCTTGGAGATTACACTACCAATGATCAATTTGTTGAACAAGGACACAGTTTCTTCAACAAGATGATGAACACTTGTGGTTATTGTTATGTCAAGGAGATACTGTAATGGGTGGATTTTTCAGATCAGTAGGTAAGGCCCTTGGCAACGCGGCGAAGAGCATAGCCAAAGCAATTGGATCAGTTTTCAAAGCCATTGGCAGTGCCATTGGTGGTGTGTTTGGTGGCATAGTACCAGAAGTCAGCGTACCTGACATTGACACAGATGTGGGGGCTGAAGGCGTAAAAGTCACAAAGAATGGCACGCAGATATCAATACCTGTTTGTTATGGTTTCAGGCGATTGGGGGGCAGGATAATATTCGCTGAGACCAATGGTAGCAAGAACACCTACCTGTATGTGGTCTATGTCATCTGTGAAGGTGGAATTGAAGGAGTCAAGAGGGTGATGGTACAAGATGTTGAATTGCCAGCACCTGAGGGTGGTATCTACACCAATGGTCAGGTGTATGACATCACTCAAGGAAGATTCAGTGGTAGGATGAAGATACAAATTTTCAATGATGGTGGCACAAGCAGTTTGGCCAATGAATCAGCCAGTTGGAAGAACCAAACAAGGGAGGCCCCAGGCCTGGCTTACGCTGTGTGTAGATATGAATGGAAAGAGATAAAATCTCAAGAAGATGCTGATAAGAATCCTTACACAGGCGGAATCCCAACAATACAATTTGATGTCTTGGGCAAAAAAGTTTATGATGTCACACAGCATAGTGGAGGACTTAACCTATCAACAGATTACAGCAGTCTCACAAAGACATCACATTCCTACAACCCAGTAAGCAATTTATTGGACTATTTGATGAACCCAAGATATGGTTGTGGCATACCCAAAGAACAAATCAATGCTGACAGTTTCTTAGTGGCGGCAAGGAAATGTAATCAACAGGTCACTTATTCAACAGGTGTCACAGGCAAAGCCATTACCTGTAATGCTGTGCTGAGCACAAAGACCAATCTTTTTGAAAATGTCAAAAGATTACTGGCAGGATCAAGGGCATTTATGCCATTTATCCAAGGAAGATACAAGATCAAAATTGAAGATGGCGGCAACGCTGTTGATATAACCAGCGGAGATTTAGTGTCTGCCATAGATGTCAACAATAATCATATCTTGAGTGATTTTGCCTTACAGGGCGAACAGAAAGCAAACAAATTTAACCAAGTGATTGTAAGGTACATTGATCCAGATAAGGAATTCACAGAACAAGAGGCCGTCTACACAGAATCAGCGGATGTCACCGCGGATGGTGAGGACCTGGCGGGGGAGTTCAACTTCCACACAATCAACAATCCAAACCAGGCCAAAGATATAGCCAGGATGATTTACAAGAAATCAAGGAATCAAAGATTCATCAGTTTCACAGGAAGTCAAGAACTGTTGGAGGCGGAACCAGGATCAATAATCACAATAACAAACAGCGTGTTGGGGCTCAACCTTACACCATTCAGGATAACCAAGATGAGTTTTAATGAAGATGGCTTTATTGATGTTGAGGCCAGAGAACACTTGCCTTATGTGTACCCATTTGTGTCCAATGAAGCAATTATCCTACCAGCACAGACCTATAAACCAGATCTTTACAGCCTTACACCTCTGGCAAAAAAGAATCCTGAGGTACCAATCAGTGTGGCACCACCCAATGACAATGAGGATGTGATCACAGACATCCAAGAATCATCAGCACCAGATGATGTCACAGTGGTTGGTGAAGCACCACCAACAGACAATGACACACTGCCTGAAGCACCAGACATCACAGCCACAGTGGCAGTCACAAGATTCCAATTGGATTCAACCAAGAACCAATTTGGTGATGGCCATAAATCAGTGCTATGGGTTGGTGGGGGATTCACCACAAGATACAATTCATATGTGGCCAGTCCAAGCACATTTTCAGGATATGTTCCTGATTGGGGATATACATTCATCACAGCATTCACCAGCAAAGGACAAATTGACACTGGTGTTTTCTACAACATCACCTTCACCATATGGCCGCCTGAGGACACAACAATTGACACAGTGAGATACTACTACTATGATAGGACAGAACGGTCTATTCACAAATATGTTGATGTGCCCATTATAAGGGAGGTTGGTGGCAGGCAATATGTCAACCAATTTTTGGATAACATACCCCCAAACGCCTACATTGTGGTAAGATACAGGAACAGCAAGGCTGACCTTGAATACCTTGATGGTAGCAGTGACACCACAGCACAGAGGACATACACCAACCTGCTGGGACAAATTGTCACAGGCAACAACCTTGAATCAGAAATCAACTACACACTTCAGGTTGATCCATCATACACTCAATATGAAACATTGACTAACAATTGGAACTTGGGAGGATAGATGGCACAGTATTTTGACAATATTTTAGGAGCATTGGTACCAGTAACCTATACCTGGGAGGCTGTGGACACAGCCAGCGACACCTGGGCTGACCTACAGACTTGGGCTGATGGCAGTTCCAACTACTCAGTGATATCAAGCGTGGAAGGGGTTCCTGATGTGGAATTCTACACAGCAATAATTGATCACGGTAAAGCAGAATGGGTAAATCCATTGATACAGGTTGTTGGACAGGGCACCATCATCACCAAGGTCTATGCCAGCACAACACAACCCAGTGACTACATCTCAGGCGAACCAGCCCTGATAGTAGCAGAGACTGGAAATTTAGATGGTGTCTATGGCAGATACTTCCAGTTCAAGGTAGAGGTGTTCAGTGATTCAGCGTCAGTGGCACAGTTATCATCTGTGGCGACTGAACTCAGCACAAACACATTCACAGAATTCTTCCAGGAATCCAGCACACTACACAATGGTACCACAGAGATGAGGTATCCAACACTGACAAAGACCTATTCCAAGATCCTGTCATTGAATGGTCACGCCAGATTGGTGGACACAGATGACAGCACACCACTGTTGGTCACAGGCATTGGCGACAGGTCAGCGAACGCGATCTCAATCACCAACTCAGGTGGAGTTGATGCCATAGAAACAGTGTACAAGTTTGAACCAGCCGCACTAAGGTTCAATGACAACACAGGATCAGCACTCACAGACACAGATGACAACATCACCTTCCCGCTTTCAGGCACAGGCATCACCACAGGTGACTTCCAGATAGATTTCTGGTACCAGCCCGTGAAGATGACCTGGTTGGATGGCATCAGTTCGCCACCCAACTACGCACACTCACCATATTTCTTCCACCTTGACACTGGTGGCACTGACTTGTATCTGAGGACAGGCACCGCCAATAGTGCCATAGAGATACAGTACAGCACCAATGGCTCAACCTGGACCACAACAGGCTCATTTGTCTATGGCAACAATCCTGGTGGTGATTGGTACCAGATCAAGGTAGCCAGGGACAATGGCACACTCAAGTTAAGGAATCACAACCTGGCGACAGTTTCAGTGGGATCCTACACACAGGACATCAGTTCAGCCACAATGAGGCTTGGTGACCTTGGGGGCAACGCCACAGTGGGCAACTTCTACATGGATGATTTCAGGATCTCAGACACATTCAGGGCACCTGGCTCATCAGGTGGGCCAAACTTTGATGAGATATCAGGGGCGGAACCAATCTTGGATCCAAACACCCAGTTCCTGCTAACAGGACAGACCACCAACGTCACACCATCACAGACCAACGTTCCAGTTGTGACAGTGGGTGTGTTGACAGACAGGACACAGGCCAGATACGCCATCTACAGGAGTTCAGGCCAGGTGGTGGATGCTGATGTGGCACTACAGGTGATAGGCCTGAGGGGTATCAGCACACAGGGTAGGGGATCAATCACAGAGGCACTATAATAATGATTAAATATAAACAACAAGGAGACAACTTATGGCGTGGCCAGCAAACAGTTCAAACATAGACACAACAAACTTAGATTCATCCACAGATTCGCCAGCGGCGGCGAGGGCCAACCTCAAGACCGCACTGGATGAACTGTCAAATGTCATAAATGGCAGGAACCAAGCATCAGGCGTGGCGGGATTGGATGCCTCAAGCAAGATATCAGCCGCCCAACTACCAGATGAGATCAACAGCAGTGCCTCAACTGACCTCACCCTGGACCCAGCGTCCAATGTGGTCACCATTGAGAACATTGTGAAACTGGCACCACAGACCATAGCACAACTTAACTCACAGGGCGACAAGGTGGATGGTATGATGGCTTTCTGTTCAGATGGCGGAGACAGTGCTGGACAGGGTGTTCCTGTGTACTACTCAGCGGGCCAGTGGAGATCAGTGGTTGATGGGAGCATAGTGGCATAATGACACTTAAAGAGAGGATTCAGCGACTGGAGGACAAGATCAACCTGTTGATGAACAATCACCTGTCACACCTGGATGGCAGGATCAGGCGCAATGAATGGCTCCTGTACACCATAATCTTCTTCCTGTTGGGCATCAGTTTCAAATTGATGTGGGGCTGACCCAAATTACCAATACATATCTCTGTGAAACAATCAGATTTTGAGCGACGCCTGGCGGAACTGGGCTACCACAAGGTGGAGCGGAGCAAGTTCTATCCCATTGACAGGTGGCAACGCAGGAGACCGCGACAGCCATTGTGTGCCACACCCACACCACCATTCTGCACCAGGAACCTCACAGTGAGGTACTACCCCGCACAGTGCGAACTGCTGATCACCTGTGGCACTTGTAGGCAACACCAACGCTGGCACTACAGGGCGTTCAAGAATGAGTCTGGCGTGAGGTAGTGACGCATCCATGGTGCCCTCACAGGGTGAACCCACACAATCTCACACCTTGAACTGACCCTGACCAACCAATTCCGCTTCCTCTCTGGCATCTTGTTGGGCTTGTGGCCCCTGAACGCATAGTGCTCCTGCTGTATTGAGTCATTGGTCACATGCCAGTCAGCGCCTATGATGTGTATCATGCGATGTCCCAGGTGCAGTGCCACCTCCACCGCCATGGTGCCTGAGTCATGCACCTGTTGGTAGTGCTTGTCAATGGTGAATGCGTCCCAGCCAGGCTGTTGCCACACCCCTTGTGTCCAGTACTGTGTGTGCTGATTGAATTGGTCCTGCTTGATGAGATTTTGAACTATCTGCCTGTCATAGGCCACCACTGAGTCCACTGACCTCCACTGTTCAATGTGATTGCAACCTATCTCATAAGGGCATCTGGGTGTGCTGGTAAGCAAGGGCGCGGCTGAGGGACCTGACCACCACACCACGCAACTGGCGGGTGAGATCAACTGTGACTGTGGCATTGTGATATTTACTGGGTCATTGCGTCGCCGCATCCAAGATCTGCCATATCTGGGTGGCCTCTTGTTCAGTGACCCATTGGATGTGTTTGTCGCAGTCGCGACATCTCAGTTCCCAGTGCAGTGTGTGGTCTTTGAACTGGCGTGTGACCACTTGGCACTCATGATCCCAGTGGCGATCCTGGCGACTGTGGTGTGTGTGCGATTGTGGGTATCTCTTTGCCATGTGTGATTATAACACTCCAGGATTGACTCTGTCAATCCAACATTCACTTCATTTCATTCAGTGAATGTTCTTTTGTCTTTTTTTAGTTCTTGTGATTTTTTGAAGGTGAGACTTTTAGCACAAATACCAAAAATCTCCAAAGAGGCACACTACATCCACGCATTTAACTGTTGAGGGTTTGCATATCCAACAGACTGTATCGCTACATCGCCAACTTCCATCATCAAGGACCACAGGTGTGCTGTGCGAGACTTGGAGTCCAAGCCCTTGTGACCTGACACACAAAAGTTACCAAAATGTGTCAGCATGACTGCCCATAGATTATACTGTCCTGGCCTAACAGTTTGGGCCGCAACTGGCCTACACAATCAGAGGGTGTGATCAACTCTTGTGGTAAATCAGTGTTGCTATGTGTGTGGTGAATTGTGCCTGTGTGTGCCTGTGTGTGCCTGTGTGATGCTTGTCTCAATTGCCTTAATCAAAAATATTTATACAAGCACACACGCACCAAGCACAGAAGTGAGCGGACAGCACACAGATCTCAAGTACAATGAGATATGAACACATATGAGATAGTGATAAGAATAGGAGCACAGGAGTTCAAGTGCTGGGTAAAGGCCAAGAGCCAAGCAGATGCTGAAGCCATGATCCAGATTGTGACACAGCGTCAGGGGGCATAATAAATACTGGGCAATTGGCAGGCTCCCAACTTACTCCTAAAAGCAAGCGAGCCAATTGTGATCAATGGGTTATCCAAGAGCCAAGCCCTAGGGCCTGAATCTTGTCTACAATTGCCATTGTTCCTGTTGATCTGGGAGCCACTCTCACATGATACCAACAAAAACCCCCATTTTATGCGGCTCATCCACCAGTTGACGCTGTCATATGCTGTGTTATAATGAAGTATGAGCAAAACAACAAAAGGGAGGAAACAAATGACACAGGAACAGTTCTATGATTGGGCCAATATAGCAATACCTTACAATGGCCCAGACAGCAAACACCTGAGACTGATAAAAGACCTACGCGATAAGGATTACAGTTGGGAACAGATCACAGAGATATTTGCCCAGATGTTTGAAGGGCCATACAGGTTGGATTGGTAAATCAAGGAGCCAGCACAGAGAAACACACAGTAAGGGCACAAGATCACACAAGATCACGCACACTAACACACCAGTACTGGCACAAAACACACAGTGCAAGGGCGGTAGGCATTGTGGATGTGATTGCTTATGTGGGTAGGTTTAAGGCATCCTGGAAATGTCAGCCTAAAAAACACCATTTAAACAGCCAAATCCCCCTGCACAGCCGCCTATGACCCAATCTGGGCCATATATACCCGCCAATCTGAACCACCTTTGCTACGCTTTCTACAGCGTTCTATCAAGGTTCTTGACACTTATTACCAAATATGCTATAATTTCTTAATAATAGCACCGCTCTGACCAAATTATCACCAGTTGACACATTTACCAAATATGCTATAATTGTACTATGAACAACAAAAGGAGCACAATGAACAAATTGACACAGCAACAGCGAGAGCACACAGCACAACAGGCATATGCCACACTGGCCCAGATAGCGGACAGGATCTTCCAACAACATGGTGTAGGCACAGGCGCATCGCAGGCCGCACTGGCACGCGAGTGGCTACCCCTACACCGCAGGTTTGTGGCCTATGTACACAAGCACAGGATCAGCAAACACATCTACAGGTAGGTTGACACCAATTACCAATGTGTTATAATCAATTATAAACAAAGGAGAACAAGATGACGGGATGGCACATAGTCAAACAAGCACCTGATTGCTGGGTGATACAGAGGCACAAGAGGTCTGGTCTCACAGAGATCCACAGTCGCTTTGCCAAGAGATCCGCCGCTGAGATGGTTTTATTCAGCCTGCGGATCAACAGCCTGCGTTAGGTTGACATCACCGCCCTGATAGTATAAACTAACTGTACACTGTGCGGGGAGAACCCCCAAGCAGTTGTACCCAATTGGGATCAGGCTGTGCTGTTGTGGCCAATTGGCATGACCTGATCCCTGAACATGGTCTGGGGGTCCGCGTGCTCCAAACTGTAGGCCCCTGACCGCCCTTTACCAAATCCTTTAAATATCCCTGATCCCTAGAGTCTTCCCAGACACGCCGCTGGTCACTGGGATCCTGAGTCTGGCATTGGTGGCCGCGGCACTTGACACAATCACAATGTGTGCTATACTAAAAGGAAAAGGAGCACACAATGAACAAGACACAACAACTACACATCAGGAACATACTGTTTGAGGCCATCGCACAGCAGTGGCCCGCCCAGCCTGATCAGATCAAGCCCAAGCAGATGTACCAGGCACTGTGCCTGTTGGACAAGGCCAGTGAGCAGTTCACCACCACAGTCAAGGATCAATGCTCGCTGTATCAATTGATCAAGTATGTGTATGATCAAGACATCAACAAAATCCTCACAACCAAGTTCATGTCCAAGATGCAACAGCACAGGACAGTGGACCTACTCAAGCACACAGCATAGACACAGAAAGAATCATCCAGCAGTGATTGGAATGGTGTGGCACTGTGATCCAATGGGGGTACGCCCCTTGAACGCAACTATAGGTTGTGTAGCATAGCAGTAGTAAAAATTTCCTACCTTTGGGGGCCAGTTGACAGGAACCAGATCTGTGCTATAATCACACTAACAAAGGAGCAACACAATGAACAATGAACACTACGCCAAGAGGCCCTTCCACCTGGGTGAGGTTTTAAAATTCACCAACCCAAGCGGTGAAACCATCACAGCCAAGATCACAGAAGTCACACGCCACACCACCACAAGGGTGTATGCCCAGGTGTTGGACAAGCATTGGCACCATGGGGGCACACAATTTGATTACAGGATGCCTGTTAGATATCACAAGTCGCAGGGGTTTGGCATCTGTGTGGCGGGTAGTTGGTATGGCAAACCCAATTATTGGTTGTCAGAGTGAACACCCCCAAAAAAATCCGCACGCAAAAACAGGGGTGGGAAAATTCCGCCGCTGAAAACAGGGCTTATAAATATCCTATATGACCAAACCCATACTCAATCAACAGCATCAAGAACAGATCAAGCAAAACATCCTGCGGGGCAGGCCCTGGAACACAGGGCTCAGGTACTCAATAGAGATGACCGCACAACAGCGGGCGCACAGGAGTGAGATCCGCAGGGGCAAGGGCGTGGGCCCAAGGCCACAGCGTTGGATCACGGGACCAGACCCAGTGGTCAAGGCCCTGAGGCGCAGGTGGTTGCTGGCCAAGAACCAGGCCAAGTTCTGGTCACAGGAGTGGCGGTTGGATTGGGACACCTACAGGGACCTGCTGTTGGACCACGCGGATCAACTGGGCAGGAGCGGCGACAGCCTGAACCTGGTCAGGATCAACACAGAGCAGGGTTGGACGCTTCACAATGTGGAGGTGCGTGAGCGTTTGGGCGCCATGAGGAGGCCCACCAAGGGCAGACACAGGATCAGGCCCAAGGGCTTGGGTCTGGGCACACACCACTGGCGTGCCAAATAAAACACTTGACTTTAGGACTTTTAATAAATAAAATAGTAAATAAACACACAATCAAGGAGAACACAATGGCAGACAAAACCACCAACACAGGCGAATGGATTGAACAACTGATCCTACAATCAGCCAAGATGGCGCTGAGGCACTATGGTGACCTGAGGGACGCAGACACAGGCCAACAGATGAGTGCGTCAGACAAGGAAGACATCATCAACTGTAATGAGAGCAGTTGGATCAAAAGGGTCAAGGACTCCATCAGCACAGACACAGAGGACAAGTACGCCTCTGGGGCACAACTGATCAAGCAGTTGAAGGAGTACTGGGACACACACCCAATCAAGAATGATGATGAGGACCTATGGAACATACTGAGGTCAGCGGACAAGTCACAGTGGCAGAGCCTGATAGGCGCTGTGGCACAACTGTTGCGGGATGGTTATGAACACCGGGTATGGAACAAGAGCCTGTGCCAGACAGCACTGTTGGACCTATTGGCGGCCACAGAGTCAGACAAGTGGAACACAGTGATGAATGAAGCATTCAAGGGCAAGAGCCACAGGTTCAAGACACAGATATGGAAAGTGTCAAGGATGGCTGTGGAGATAGTGGAACCATTCACCAAATGACCAGGCGGATCAAGAACACAATGCGTGTGAGATGGTTGCGACACAAGGCACAGGCCAAGTACAGGGGCGAGCCCCATGACTTCCCCTATGAGGCGTGGCTGGCGTGTTGGCAACTGTCAGGCCTGCAGGCAGAGATGGGCAGGTTGAGCCACCAATACACCATGGTCAGGATAGACCCCAATCAGCCCTGGCACCAACACAATGTCAAGATCATACAGCGATGTGATCACCACACCAGGAGATGCCGCAAGTACACCAAGGACAGCATAGAACCCAATTACATCTTGGACTAAATAGAGTTTGAATAAATAATAGTTCAAACAACACAAGGATTTAACAACCATGCCAACAAAAGCATCAATCACCACAAGGACTGGCAAAGGATCACCTCTCACAACAGCGGAGATGGACA